ATATGCTATTGCAGACTACTTACAGAACGGTCCTAAACGTCTCCAAATCCAAGCCTTCCGTGGTGTTGGTAAATCTTGGATTACTGGAGCTTTTGTTCTTTGGACTCTCTTTAATGATCCCGAAAGAAAGATAATGATTATTTCCGCATCTAAAGAACGTGCGGATAACATGTCAATTTTCCTACAAAAACTTATTATTGAAACCCCATGGCTCAAACATCTGCAACCGAAAGCCGACGATTCTCGTTGGAGTCGCATCAGCTTCGACGTCGCCTGTTCACCTCACCAAGCCCCAAGCGTAAAAAGCGTGGGTATCACTGGTCAGCTAACAGGAAGCAGAGCAGATTTAATGATTCTAGACGATATAGAGGTTCCTGGAAACTCCATGACGGAGTTAATGCGTGAAAAACTTCTTCAACTCTGTACTGAAGCGGAATCCATCCTCACGCCGAAAAGTGATAGCCGTATTATGTATCTCGGGACTCCTCAGACTACTTTTACTGTTTACCGTAAGCTGGCTGAGCGTTCGTACCGTCCGTTCGTCTGGCCCAGTAGATATCCAAGAAAAGGTAAACTTAGTCAATATGAAGGACTCCTCGCACCTCAAATAGTTGCAGATATAGAAAAAGGAGTTGAGGAATGGACTGTTACAGATCCAGATAGATTTGATAATGATGACCTATTAGAACGTGAAGCATCTATGGGTCGGTCTAACTACATGCTTCAATTTCAGCTAGATACTAGCTTAACCGATGCGGAAAAGTTTCCTCTTAAGATGGCTGATTTGGTCGTCACTAGCCTTAATGCTGATACGGCTCCAGACAACTGCGTATGGTGCTCAGACCCCTCAAACGTCATCAAAGACCTCCCAACAGTTGGTCTCCCTGGGGACTATTTTTACTCTCCAATGCAGTTACAGGGAGAATGGACCCCCTACACCGAAACAATTTGCTCAGTTGATCCCTCTGGACGAGGAACAGATGAAACTGCAGCAGCGTTTATATCCCAAAAGAACGGGTTCCTATACTTGCATGAAATGCGAGCTTATAGAGACGGATACTCAGACCGAACCTTGTTGGATATACTTTCAGGATGTAGAAAATTTGGAGCAACTAAACTTGTAATAGAGACAAACTTTGGTGATGGTATGGTTTCTGAATTATTTAAGAAACATATATAACAGACAAAACAATATATAGATGTAGATGAAGTTAGAGCTAACGTCCGTAAAGAAGATCGTATCATTGATGCTCTTGAGCCTGTGCTCAATCAGCATCGCTTGGTTATCGACAGAGGAGTTATCGAGTGGGACTATAGATCGAATAAAGATGAAGCTCCCGAATTACGCCTCATGTACATGCTCTTCTACCAGATGTCTCGTATGTGTCGTGAAAAGGGTGCCGTAAAGCACGATGACCGCCTCGACTGTCTTGCACAAGGCGTACAATATTTCACTGACGCTATGTCCATCTCCGCTAAACAAGCAATAGCAATGCGTAAGCGTGATGAATGGAATAGTATGTTGGATGACTACCTTGATAGTCCTCATAGTTCTGCTAATCATTTAGTGTTTGGTATGGATAAAGATCAACGTGATAAAGCACGTGGGTATGATGGTAAGAGTCCAGTCCCCACCTGGGTTAAGACCGACCCCTGACTTATACAGGGGAAGGGAAGGGTGGACCCAACCCCTTGAGGAGGGATCTCACGACCCTCCTCTTACTTAATATCATCATTTGATATTCCTTAAACACCACCATAAACCTCCCATGACCGCTCCTAAACAACATAAACAACGTTATTACTATATATTCTGGTCAATAGCTACCCTAGCTGTTGTAATAGGCCAAATATCCGTAGTAAAAACCTATAACCGCCTATCTAATAACCTAGAATTCATTATACTTGAACAAGCAAGCCAAAAAATTAATAAAACTGCAAACTAAAGCGCAGGAATGCCTCTCTAGAAAGAAAGCAGCTAAAATTATTAAAAAATACGATAAAAAAATAATAAAAATGTCTGAAGTGGTATAGCGTTACGGCCTGGACCCAAATCCCCCCCATTGGGGCTGTTTATTACTATATTTAACGGATTATTATCTATTATTAACTGTAATTAAAATAAATATTTAATGATTAGAGTAGGATCTAATTAAAATGTAAATTAATATGTTGCGATCTGTATGCGATTCATTTGTAATAGTAATTCACAGTCAGGACCGGTGATAATAATAGACAACAATAGTATTAGTAATGAATAGTAATGAATAGTAATGAATAGTAATGAATAGTACGGTGATGTACTGTCTTATCAGTCTCATGTGGTATTGCTGACATAGTATGGCAGAGTCAAGGTTATGTGGTTATAATGAGTACATCGAGG